GCGACCGCTCGCCGCCGATGTCCGGCAGCATCTTCCACCAGTGGGCCGGTTGGTCGGGATCGGCCTCGTCGATGTAGTGTGCGTACTGCAATGCCTCTACGACGCCCTCAGGCGTCCCAGAGCCGACGATTGGCATGAACCGGGATACTTCGTTCAGCCAAGCCCTGAAATGCTGTGAGGCGGTCTCTCCGTCCATCAGGGGCTGCTGTACGGCCAGCTTGGTGGGTGCTTTAGGCATCAATCTCAGCCGTCAGTTGGATGAAGACACACTTGACCGGGTCGGTGACATCGAACCGGAACAAACCAAAGCGCGGGAACCGTCCGTTCCGGCGCCAGATTAATCTCTTCTCGTACTCACCGCGCTCGCCCATGCTGCGCGAACGGCCCTGGCTCCAGGTCTTGCCGTTCTTCGAGTAGTACATGACCACATCAGGGTCGGACGAGGTCTCTGGCACCTTGACGGGGTCGATAGGCCAAGTCGGCGTGAAGCTGGTGCCGGCACTGTTCAGGACCGCCTGCGGGACGTAGTAGATCCCACCCAGCGAGTTCCTCACAGGGAACCGGATGGTCGCCGTATCACCCACCCCAGACTCGACCGTCAACTCAAGCGACGGCACAAAGAATGGCTTCATATCGTTCTGAATAGGCTGGGTCGTTACCCGGCGCGTGACCGTCACATCGTACTCGTCGTAGACCTCGGGGTCGAGCTGACCGATGCGCCCGTCCATGCTGTCGCCGACCAGAACCCGCCCATAGCCCTCGACAATCGAGCTAACGCGGTACGGCTCCGAATCCACGGTGGATGTGTAGTTGACCTCGAACGTCTTGCGCTCGTGCCAACGGCCAGAAATGGTATCGTAAACGATGGTGCGCGTGGGCAGGGTGAAGCCGACGAAGTAGGCGCCCTTCTGAGCATAGGCCCAGGCATAGATATTCTCGGCCTCGGTATCGGTCAGGTCTTGCAGGAGGGTGTCAATCGCGGTCGTTGAGACCTTAACCAGCCCATTACCCTGCAACTCCCAGACCGCCGGAGACTCGTTCTTGCCGGACCCGACGAACATGAAGGTCTGGTTGACGTTGATCGCCGAGAACGGGGCCACGATGCCCTTCTCCATGAACACGCCCGTGCGCTGGAATGGGAAGTCTGCACCACCCACGTTCTGGAACGCCTCAATCGTCTCGGAGCCACCGATAAACAGTTGATTCCTAAACACAATCGGCGCGACGATATCGTCGGGGTCGGCCTCTGCCGAGCCGAAGTCGAGCGCGTTGTAGTTCAGGCCATCGTTCAGGCCGGAGACTGTAAACTTCTTCTGGTCAGTGGTGAACAAAAAGTACCCGTCGATGAAGACAACCGTCTGCGGGTTGCCGTTCGCGGTGAAGTCCAGGTCAGTGATCTCCTCCAGCGAATCGGTCGTGCCCAGCTCTTGCACCGTGACATTGTCCAGCCACACTTGGCCAGAGGTATTGCCGAGAAAGGCAAGGTCGTTCGTATTAGTGGCCGTTATCTCTTCAGTGTAGGTGCCGGAGTTGGTGCGGGTGATCAGGTTCACGCCGCCCAACGATGGCGTGATGCTGGCCCCGGTCGCTGCGGTAGAGATGTTGTAGGAGACCCTGTAGGTCTTGCCGGCGGTGATGGGGATTGACTGGCTGATGGCCGCGTTCACAGCGCCAGCCGCGCAGACCGCGACCTGATTGCTCTCGTCAATCGTCCAACCGACATCCTTCGACCAGTCGGAGTCTGAGGTGAAGTCGCCGTTGGTGACCAAGTCCTTGCCGTAGTTGCCGGACTGGGTCAGGATGTAGCCCTTGCCGCCTGGATTCAGGATGCACAACTGGGTGCCATTGTCGGCCATCCAGACCCGTCCCGTGCCCTCGATCTCGCCGATGTCGGTCACCGAGAAGGTCTCGTTACCGTTAAAGTCAACCGAGCGGTCGAGGCTGTACAGGCGCTGCCCGTTGACGAAGTAGGGCACCGAGCCCATCACATGTGCGCCACGGTTGGCCTCGTCGGTCACGCCCTGGTTGGCGACCAACTGGGTGATGCCGGGGGTCGGGAACAGGATCTCCTGATTCAACCCGACCGCCTGCACGACGGAGGGGTACATATTGACCGCCTCCTGCGCCGAGACCGGGAGCGAGTCGGACTGATAGAACCCACCCGCCAGGGGGATGTTCACACGGGCCATGCTACTTATTCCTGACCTCGACCGCGATGGTCCGGTCGTAGGTGTAACCGTTCGTGGTGACGATACGGTTCACGAGGTTGTACATGCCACCATCCTCGCCGGCAGATACCACGACGGTAGTGGACAGGGTCGTATTGGTGTCTGAATCGACCGTCAGGCCGGTGTCAGCCGACCACGAGGACGAGCTGATGGTGTCGCTCATCTGGGTCATAAGGTCGGACCAGTCGATGCTGTACGGCCTCACAGCGTCAGGGTCTTTGATCTTGTAGGCGTAGACATCCACATCGAACGGCTCGAAGTAGGTGTCATCGTACTCGGCGTCATCCGCGCCCGTACCCCGCGGCAGGTTGCTTGGGAACTGTGACGGGATGATCTGCTGGCCGAGCTTGCGGCAGACCTTGAGGCCCATGTCGGCCTGCATGACCAGCTCGGGCGATATCTTGCCCGAGTAGTCGGGCGCGACCTCAATCGCGAGGTTGGCGATAACGCCACGAATCGCACCCGGCGGGACCGTGACAATGTCGGCCACGTTGTCCACCTGAGTGTAGCCGAGGTAGATACCGTCGCCGCGCCACGAGTCCATCATGACATTCAGCGCCAGGATCGCGTCCGCGTACTCGTCCGGCTCGAGGTCGGCCTCGGATGCCTGCACGAGGATACGCTGCAGCGCGGCCTTGATCACTTGTCCTGCTGTGTACGACATCGTTCAATCCTTATTCGAAGGTTGGGCCTTTCTTCTTCGCGACTTTCTTCTTCTTAGTTGACCAGCCGGACGCCTCGTCAATCCGGTCCATGCGGTCCTGCATCATCTTCAGGACGCCCTTCTTCTTCTGAACCTTCTTCTTCATGACTTGCTCCGCTTGCGAGTGACCTTCTTCTTAGCTGGTTTCTTCTCCGACTCGGCGGGCTTCCAGCCGAGCGAGATGCAGTAATCGACAACATCCTTGCCATCGCTGGTTTCAATTTCGGTGCCCGATGGGCGAATCCATTTGATCTTCATGTGTTCTCCCTGAAAAGGGGCCGGGGGCCGGAGCCCCCGACCAATCGGGTAGAGATAGCTTAGGCGCTACCGTAGCCCTGACCGCCGAAGAACGGGTTCAGGCAGGAATACGCCGGACGGAAGTCGAAACGCACCGTCTGGATATTCTTGTCACCGTCTGCGTACTTCGAGACGCGGAACTGCAGGCCATCCTCGGTCGTGGCGAGGGTATCCGTCGAGTAGAGTTTCTCAATCGGAACCGAGCCAATCGCGTAGGCGTTCTTGTGCCAGAACAGGTTCGGCGCAGCCGTCAGAGCGGAGGTGCCGCCCAGCAGGGTAACCACGTCGTTCGTGACGATGGCGGAATCAACCGTGTTATAACTGCCCGAGGCCTCATAGATGCCTGGCCCGGCGACCACGAGGGTGCCGGCGCCTGCCGTCAGGGTAACGTCTGCCGTCACAACCGCCGTGAAGACCACCTTGCTGCCATTCTCGTCAACGATGGGCTTACGGGTGTTCTTGTTCAGCGCATAACGACCGGCGATGCTGATCACCGTGCCCGCCTTGACAACCGTGCCGGCGGTGAAACCAGAAACAGCAATCGACTGCTTCATGGTGTCCTTGTGCGTGGCGTAGGTTACGTCAGGGTTGGAGGCAACGATACCAGCGACATCAGCCGTAGCGGCACGGGTCCAGGTCGGCAGCGTGGTAGCCGTCATGACCTTGTCGAAACCGGCGAACATCTCGGTGATGGTAGCCTTCTCGTGGGCCGACACAATCGGACCACCAGCGGCACCACCGGCGCCCAGCGAACGCTGGTTGCTGGCGAGGTTACGCTGGGTGTACGGATTGACCGTGTAGTACCACGGGGCGTCTTGCGGGACGCCGTGGGCCTGCATCACAGCACCGGCCTCGGCGATGTGATCCCAGGTCGTGGCTGCGGTACCGACCGTACCAGCGTACAGGCCGCCGTTGTCCATC